GCCTGAGCCAACTCCTGAACCTGAGCCTCCAGTCGTAGAGCCAGAACCTGAAGTCATTCCAGAACCCGCTCCCGAACCGCCTGTTGTGGCAGAACCAGAGCCAGTTAAGCCAGAGCCTGTTGAAGAACCTCATCCTCCTATGGTAGCAGATAAGAACGCAACCGAGGAAGAGAAGGCTGTAGTTGCTGAAGCAATCATTGAAGCAGCAGATGGTCAACCAGTAACAGCAGCGGCGATAGCAGATGCTGGGCTTACATATGCAGACCTACCTCCAGAGACTCCTGTTGAAGTCCGTCAAGATAAAGACGGCAATGAAGTAGTTATCACAGCAGAGGTAGCAGCAGCACTTGTAATACTTGAGAACCCCGCAGAACTTATTAGCGCAATCTTTACTGACCCAGCGCAAGCGTTGCTTGCTATCACCAGCATTGGTGCAGATATGTCGGATGAAGAACGTCACGAATCAGAACAAACAATTGTCGCAGCCGTCATTGCTGGACAGGCTGCAGTATCTGCAGCAGGTATGGCAGCAGGAGCAGCCTCATCAGGTAGTACTGGTGGTGGAGGCTCATCTGGTGGGGGAGGCTCATCAGAATCTAAAGGCGTAAGGAGACGCAAAGAATGAGAATACTAAGAGATATGGTTGAACAACTTTGGACTCTGCTAGGTATGTTTATTGCCTGGGTAGTCCTTGATGGTTCTGCCAAACAAGTTGTTGGTGTTGCTATCTTTGCAACCCTTTTCTTTTGGGCTGTTACTTACCCAATTAGAAACCCAATGGACAAGGATGAATAATGGAAACCTTTAAAAGTGTAATGATGAGAATTTTTGCTGTGATTGCAGCAGAGTCTCTTGGTGTTATTGGTGCTGGCTCTTTAGTTGGCATTGAAGTATGGCAAGCAGGAGTACTCGCTGGTGCGCTAGGTGCGGCACGAGTATTAGAAACTCTAGCCCGCTTCTACCTAGCCGATGGACACCTATCAGCAGAAGAAATCAACGAAGCCTTTGCCAAGGTTGATAAGAAAGCAAATGACTAATGGGACAACGTATGGACTTTATTGCAGTAGCCAAAGGCGAACTGAATGTAATTGAAGGACCAAAAGAAAACGAAACTAAGTACGGTGCATTTACTAAAGCAAACTTCCTACCTTGGTGTGGGTCATTTGTTATGTGGTGTGCCAACGAAGTTGGATTAAAGATTCCTAACTGTGTATCAACAGTTGTAGGAGCAACAGCATTTATGAAGAAGAACCAATGGGAGAAGGCAGAGGAAGCAATTCCCCTACCAGGTGATGTTGTGTTCTTTGATTTCCCAAACGATGGAGTTGACCGTATCTCACATATTGGGATTGTGGTCAAGGACAACGCAGACGGAACGGTTACCTGTATTGAAGGCAATACTGCCCCAGATAAGAAGGGTGACCAACGCAACGGCGGGCAAGTATGCCTGAAGGTGCGTGCTTACAAGAAGAAGAATGGCTCAAAGTTGAGAAAGTCTCAGGCTGTAACCATCGTTGGTTTTGGCAAGCCAGTCTTTAAGTCTTAAGGAGAAACCAATGAAAGACAAGTTAACACAGATTGCACTCTCTTATGGTCGTGCAGCATTTGCGGCTGTAATGGCACTATACCTTGCAGGTGAGACAAGCCCAAAGGCTCTACTCGCAGCAGCGGTTGCAGCAGTCGCAGGTCCAGTACTCAAGGCTTTAGACCCTAAAGCAACAGAGTTTGGACGCGGTTCAAAGTAACCCGCATACGCCTTAGAAGGCGGTTTTAAGACACTTAGCCCCCTGGGTGGTAGGAATTATCCTACCCCTGGGGGTTATTTGTCATTCTCGGCGTGTCGTTTTGGTCAGTCAGGTTTAGTATGAGTACAATTAAATTATTAGTATATAATAATTATATATAGGCGCGGAGCGCCGTATATAATATATATATTATATATTAATAATCAACTGAATATTAGATAGACTCCTTGATTGAGTCACCTCCTGTCCTCTCAGGGAGTCTATCTAAACAACTATGACAGGAGTTAATGTGTTTAACAACCAACAAACAAAACAACTTGAAGAATTATCAGATGCTCTATTGCTACTTGATGAAAGCGTTAAGCAACTACGCGAAGAGGTAGATTATCTAGTTGAAATACTAGAAACTGATGATTAAATTAAATGAGTATGTTCTACCCGAACACATCTCTTACTCCGCCTTCACGACCTACCTTACGTGCGGTTATCAGTACTATCTTGGGCGATTGCTCCAAGTTCCTGAAGAACCTAGTATCTGGTCGGCAGGTGGAAGAGCCTTCCACTACGCAGCAGAACTCTGGGATTTAGAGAATGAGTAACGTTCTCTGGGACAAGGCTTGGGCTAAAGAAACTGAAGGCTTAGACTTAACGACTGCTCGCCGTGCAGGTAGAGAAACAAAAGAAAATCCAAACAAAGAAGACGGTGTTTGGTGGAACAACAATGGTTCCAAGTGGGTAGATAACTACATCACTTGGCGCAAGAACAACCCTAACTGGAAAATCTGGACAACTCCACAAGGTGCTCGTGCCATTGAACTGGAGTTGAACCCAGTAATTGCAGGTGTTCCAGTAAAGATGTTCATAGATAGAATCTTTGAGGTAGACGGACAACTTGTTATCGTTGACTTAAAGACATCACGCACTAGACCAACATCTGATTTGCAACTTGGCTTCTATAAAGTCGGGGTAGAGCAGATGATTGGAGCAGAAGTCAATCTAGGAAACTACTGGATGTCTCGTGAATCGGGGACAGGGGAGATGATTGACCTAAGTAGATATACGCTAGACACGCTTGAGTACTTTGTTGATGGCTTTGATAAAGCCCGCAAGGCTGGTATATTTCTACCGAACCTACAATCGTGCAATTTCTGTGGACTCACAGCACATTGCCAATTCACTAAGAAGGAAAACAAATGACAACAGAAAACTGGAAACTACAAGTTAGTTACAAGACATCTGCAGGGGATATGATTAATGTTCGTGCTAATACAGCCGATGAACTATCAGTATTACTTGAAGGTGTATCTGATTACTCAACACAAATTGCAGCAACATCAAAGATGTTGAATGCAGCAACGGTGGCTGCCCCTTTGGCGACCACTACTTCAACTCCAGACATTCAAGCGCCTCCTACTTTCGTAACCGCCCCGACAGCACCAGCATCCGCTACGGGGGCAGCAATGTCTACACCAACTTGCATTCACGGAGCGCGAACCTTCCGCCAGGGAGTAAGCAAGACAACGGGGAAGCCTTACGCATTCTGGGCTTGTCCGACTCCAATGGGGACACCCGACCAATGCAAACCGCAGAACTAATACAAGAAGAAATGCTATAAGACTTGGTGGATGGGTAGTCATTAGGGGAAGATGGCTACTCTCCACCAACTTAGACAGGGGCTGCAATGAGAACTTTAGTAAGAAGTGTAGGAAGAGCAGACATTGGCGGAGAACCGTTGCCCTCTGTGTTCAAAACATTTGATGCAAACAAAATTATATTTCGTAGAGCAGAAGTCTCTATGCTTGCTGGTACTCCAGGAGTTGGTAAGTCAACACTTGCACTAGCGTTAGCATTAAGAATGAAAGTACCTAGCCTGTATATATCTGCAGATACCAACGCACACACTATGGCTATGCGCCTTGCATCTATGATTAGTGGTAAGAACCAGACAGATGTAGAAGCGTTGATGAATACTGATGCTGGTTGGACTAAGGCTGTGCTACATAAGAGCAGCCACGTAGTCTGGTCATTTGAATCTAGTCCTACCTTGCAAGACATTGACGAAGAAGTCCAAGCCTTTGAGGAACTCTGGGGCTGTCCACCTGTGGCTATCTTTGTTGATAACCTAATGGATATAGCCACCGATGGTGGCGAAGAGTTTGCATCTATGCGTGCAATTATGAAGGAGTTGAAGTACCTTGCTCGTGCCACCAATGCTGCAGTTATTATTCTTCATCATACTAGTGAGGCAGTTATGGGTAACCCTTGCCAACCAAGGTCGTCACTACAAGGTAAAGTTGCTCAGTTACCTGCTCTTATTTGTACTCTTGGTGTGGTCGGCACTTCAATGGCAGTTGCACCAGTAAAGAATAGATATGGGCGTGCCGATGCCAACGCAAATCTAAATTGTTGGCTATCATTTAACCCTGAGTATATGTTTATGGACGACATACCAGAGAATGGATAAGAGATGCTAAGAGAAGAAGAAGACGATATGACGCAAGAGATGCGTCAACTCGTAATGCAAAAGGTTAATGAAGAGTTGCTAACCTTTGTTACCAAGATAGAAGATGCCAAGCCACCAATTACAGATGAGTGGACTGAAGGGGTCAATGTTGGTATGGACTGGGCTAATCGTATTCTTCGCAGGGACAAGAGTGCACATTAATGTGGTCATACTCTCTTACTAATACCGAAGAGGCTACCGCTGTTGAGGTTGGATACCAAAGACAGAAGCCATACTTCGGTGACCCAACAAAGAATGTAAATTATTCTGAGGGTGATTTATGGGAGACTTGGCAACACGCTATATGTGCTGGGTCTGAACTAGCATTCTCACGTATGATGGGCAAGCAAGACTTTGTTCCTCATTTTAATAAATGGAAGAATGAGTTAGATATACCAGGATTTGGTGAAATCAGATATGTTTTTCCTCCGATACGTGGTATGAGATTTACCACCCGTGATGATGAAAACTTAATTTATGTTTTAATGTCAGATGGTTTATGTCACAAGACAAGAAGGACTGCACCAGATTGGAGTGGTCCCGCATACATAGCACAAGGTTGGCTCTACGGAAGGGAATGCAAAGAAGAACAATGGCGATACAACGAAAAAACGTGGTACGTTCCCGTACAAAATCTAAGGAAAATGGGGACTTTGTTAAGTGGCATCGCAATCACGTAAACATAGAGGATACCGAAGCCAAAAAGTCTTGGCGCTCTATCTCGCAGAGAACGGATTTCCGTTTGCTGAGAGCACAGGTGCTGGTCGTAGTGGCTCTGATGTTACTGGCACTATCGGTATTGATTGGGAAGTAAAAGCAAGAACAGGATTTAATCCTGCTGCTGCTATCGCACAACTGAAAGACAGAGATAACAATAAAGACCTTGGTGTTGTAGTCTTAAGACTCAATGGACAAGGCGAGAAGAGCGTATCCGATTGGGTATGTCTACTTAGATTAGAGGATGTTGTGAAACTATTAAGAGATGCAGGTTACGGTGATAAAAATTGACAGCGACTTGCCAGACATCGCAGATGTCCTCACACATTACGGTGCGAACATTAGACAAAGAAACGGGCAAGTCAACCTTAAGTGTCCGTTCCACGATGATACGCACCAGTCAGGTTCAGCGAACTTGGACAAAAATATCTTTATATGCTTTGCCTGTGGCGTACAAGGTAATAGTTTGCAACTCATCGCACAAAGAGAAGGGGTAAACATTCGTGAAGCAAAGCGCATTGCAGAAGGATTTACTGGGACGAGCAACAGAGAAGTACGCGGCAAACATTTATCAGGCTCAAGCCTACCTAGAAAGCAGGGGAATTCCTCTGGAGGTAGCACGGCTGGCACAATTAGGCGTAGTCGGGGAGCCTGAGGTTGGACACGAAGCGTTCGTTGGTCGCTTATCTATCCCTTACATTACCAAGACTGGTGTTGTTGATTTAAGATTTCGTTCTCTTAATCCTGCAGTTGAGCCAAAGTATATGGGTATGACTGGGGCAGAGACAAAGATGTACAACGTATTAGATGTAGAACGTGCTGGTGATTTCATTGGAGTGTGCGAAGGTGAACTGGATACTATTACTCTTAGTCATTGTGTTGGCATCTTTTGTGTTGGTGTTCCTGGGGCTAACAGTTGGAAGAAACATTACACTCGTTTGCTTGCAGACTTTGAAAGAGTCTTTGTCTTTGCAGACGGCGACCAAGCAGGCACGGAGTTCGCACGCTCATTGGCTAGGGAACTCCCCGTTACTATTGTGCAACTGCCAGAAGGAGAAGATGTCAACTCCTTATTCGTCAAGCACGGAGCAGGATACATAAAGGATAAGGCTGGCATTGCATAGTGGACTTTAATTTAGATGATGATGATGGTACTCCAAACTTTTGCTACGATTGCAAGCAACAGTTTGAGAATTCATTTGAGTTAATAGACCACACGCTAGAAGATGATGAAGACTTTGACCCGTACTACATACTACCTAACGGGTTTAAATTGTTGCTAGGTTCGTTGCTTCGCTTTATGTATAACAACGCAGAAGACCCAGAGAAGATTAAACTTATTAGTCAATCAACCTTTGTAACTCTATTCGCTGGCGAGATGGGTTATGATTTGATAGATGAACTGGTTGAGGATATGGTAGTCAAGTCTGCGTTGCAGGATTTTGATAAGTCATTGAAGGAACTATTGTCGGAGGACACAGATGAAGAAGGCGGAGCGTGAAGAGATATGGCAGATTATAACCCACTTGGCAGAACAAGGGCTGAACGTGAAGAAGTATGTTGTGGAGGAAAAAACTCTGATAGTAACGCTACACATTCCATTACTAACTGGTCAGAATTTGAGTTAAATGTAAGAGATACAATGCTAGAACTTGGTGACTTGCTTATCAAGAAGCATCGGGACTATGGACCAAAGAACATATCCAACTCCCCTTATGGTGCAACACAGGGGCTAGTAGTACGGATGTGGGACAAGATAGCCCGCATTGTTAACCTAACTAAACAAGGAAACACTACCGCTGAGAACGAACCACTTGAAGATTCATTCAAGGATATAGCCAACTATGGTATAATTGGGCTACTCGTTCTAAGGGGTAAGTGGGACAGTGGCAACTAAATCAAGTTTTGATTTAGACTTTGGCTTTGGGCGTAAAGGCGAACAACTTGTGGATGAGTTGCTTACTGGTGGGCGTACTGTTGAGGTTAAGCGTGACCGCAAATGGTTTAAGACTAACAACCTTTATATAGAAACAGAATGCTACTTCCAAAAGACTAGCGCTTGGGCTGCTTCTGGACTTGGCGTAACGGAGGCAGCATACTGGGCGTTCGTGTTACAGGAGTCAACTCTCATCGTGCCAACTGATGTACTGCGATATGCAGTTAAGGAATTTGGCAGAGAGATAAGTTGTTTCATTCCTCCGAATCAAAGCAAAGGCTTCCTCATAACTGTTGATGATTTAATGACTGCGACAAGGAAGTATAAGGATGACGATAGAGTGGAGTAGGATAGAGCGTTGGCAATACATCGTTGATGCTGTCGCCTCTGACTATCACAGAAAATTTTCTCCGATAGAGTTTGATGATATTAGACAATCACTTTACCAATGGTTTGTTGAACATCCCAATAAGTTAGATACTTGGGAAGCCATCGGCAATAAAGATGCAAAGAATTTAATCTATCGTTCGCTCCGCAATCAAGCGTTGGACTATTGCCAACATTGGAAGGCGAAGTCAGGTGGCTACGAAGCAAGCGACTTGTTCTATTACGAAGCCGATATGGTTGAGGCAATACTTCCTGCTGTCTTAAGAGGTGAGTTCGGACTTGGTGCGAAGGTAGACTTAGGCAGACCAAGTAGACCATCAGCCCCGAATGAGGGTGGCAATATGATGGCGATGATGATTGAAGTTGATTATGGTTTCTGGAAGTTATCTAAAGATGATAGAAAAGTTTTATTCTTAAGACACGCAGAGTCAATGGACTTCGGTGCGATAGCAACTGAGTTGTCATTGGGTAGTGAAGACGCTGCTCGGATGAGACACAAGCGTGCTATTCGGAAACTGATAAATAAAATTGGTGGGTTCAGACCATTCAGAGATGATGATGAAGTACCGAAGCAGGAAGAAGAAGACAAATAAAAAACCCCCGCCGAAACGGGGGCTTCTTATTATTTAGTTATTCTGGAAAGCCACCTTCTGGTATTTTAAACCAAGGCTGGTAAGAAAGCATAGTCTGCATATCAGACCAGATTTCTTTCCACAGTTCTTTAGCGTTGGGTATGCCACACATTGAAAGTCCAGTCCTAGCACCATCCCAGTCTTCAAGTTGATAACCGTCAGGACAGGACAACATAACTTCATACTCGTTGCCCCAAGTTTTGTGGATGTATACTTCAATGTCGTGTTCTTTTGCTAACGCTAAACATTTTGCTTTGGTAGTCATCTTATTCTCCTGTCTAGTAGATGATAAAGAGAGTCTACCACACTATCTTCAAAAAAGCAAATCAAGGCGTGTCGCTGTGTAATTCCATTTCTGCTGGGTCAACCCATAATCCTTCGGGGTAATCACGTATCATTTCTTTTTCATATAATTCTGTAATTTCTTTCCAACTTTGTATTGTATTCATCTTATCCTCCTGTTGAGTAGAAACCTGTGCCATTAAATTTTACTGCTGGTACAGACCATACACGACTCATTGTTGCTTGGCAACAAGTTGGGTCTGTGTCGTCACCAAAATCTTTTTGTATCTCTCTGGTGCTACCACATTGGTTGCACTTGTAATCATAAGTCGGCACTACGCTAACTCCTTCTCATCATCCATAGCACCGCAAACAGAGCAGGTTATCTGCCCGTCTAAATCTTTAACGAAATCGTGTTCGTGAGTCACAGTTCTACCGTTAGCCATACGAATAAGAAGTCAATAGAGATGGCGTACCCGTCAATGCAAAATCCAAATGCAAACCTTTTGAACGAGAAACCGTATGTAACCCACTTGCCTAGTATTTTCTTTTCTTTACTCATTCATCTCTCCAATCCTCAGGGGTTGGTGCGGTGCTTAACGAACCACACTCTTTACATTTCTGTCTTAAGTCATACCAACCCACAGTTCTATCTTCCATATCCCACATTACAGTTATCTCAAACATTAAACAACCACATATACAGGCTAAGGTAGGTTCACCTTGTAAGTCAAACATCAGTACCAACCCTTGCGATGGTGTCTCCACGCATTACAAGGGGTGTTGTACCTGTGTTCTATGTAGCGAAAGGCTCGTAGTATCTGAGTTGCTGGGTCTTTTGACTTCTCACCTAGCACCTGTCCAATTCCATATGCAGTAGAACCTTTAGAGTTCTTGGCTAAATGGTCGTATCTGCTTTCTTTCATAAAGATTAGGTTGATACAGGTTACTTGTCGCTTGTCCCAACCAAAGCCAACGCGGGCAAAGTTCTCTGCCATAGCCTTGTTAGCCCGCTTCTGTGCCATTGTTGCTTTAGTCTGTACCACTATTGGGTGTCTGACTTTCACATCTAACTCTACCTTTTTAGATATAGGAAAAAGTGAGGCAATTACTAGCAGCCCGATGAGGGCTATCGTCTGTCTTTTCATACACTTATTCTAGCAATTTTAGCCCTGACCTGCCTTCTATGCCTTTCTTCGTTGCGTACTGGGTGGCTAGAAGGTTTATATCCTGCCATTAACGCACGCTCACCAGTCATAAGCCCACCCCATATAGAACCACAGCCACCAATACCGCTAATAATATTCTCGTGTTCCATTCCCTGCTTTAGACATTCCATTTTAACTGGGCAGTCGTGGCATATCTCTATCGCTTGTATACTTCTTAAGACTTCAAGTTGTTGTTCATCAGGTACTCGTGTGTTCTCGTAGTGCCACAAGTCAGGGTCGGGGCTTCCAGTACATAGTCCTTTTGCGTGCCAATCTCTATCGTTGTTCAACCTATTACTCCTATCAGATATAAAATTATTATTGCGATTAGGTACGGGACAATGAGCGTGCCACCCCCGCCGAAGAATAGTGCTACATATATAAGTGCTGAGTCTTTAAGGAACTTCACTTATCTTGTGCGCCTCTGCATAGTCTAGGTCTTCCATTAGCACACGAGATGTTGTCTGCATTGAGAACAACCATTCATCTTTCTGTTCGTTAGGCATAGTTGCCCAGCCCTCAGGCATAGCCACATTATCGGGTATGTGTACTTCAACCACCCGTGTACCGCTTACCAAATAAGATACTCTGAACTTCATTACTTACTCCCGTCTTCTACTACTTCGTTATCCCAACCGCATTCGCGGCAAGTAAACCAATATGTTCCGTTCCTGTATTCGTAACTTTCGTTTTCCGTTTCGCAGTTCTCTGACTCGCATAGTACGACAGACTTACTCATCATCACAATCCTTACACTCTTTACATAAACCGCAACAACTGCATATGTCTTCTACATATTGGTCGCAAGTTCCGCACGGTGCACTGCCATAAGGTGCGCTCATTCTTCGTGCTCTTCATCTTCATCTATGATTAGTCCGTAATCTCTCATCGCTTGCATTGCTTCCTGCAAGGTGGCGATAGCGTTATCTATTTCTGCTTGTGTGCTCATCTTATTCTCCTGTCTTTGGGCAGTCATTGTATGGGTTTTCGTTGCCTTCGTTATCCTCACACATACAGAAATTAAATCTTTCTACCTGTGTAGCGTGAGTTAATTGCGCTAATTCGCTCCAACTTATTGACACCTGACTATAACAATCTTTACAAATTGCGCGGGACTCTCCGCTAAACCAGTCCTCAGTTATGTTGTTGCAATCGTCACAAGTAATCGTGTCGCCTAATCCTTTTACCGCTGTGTATGTACTCATTTCATTTCCCCTGTCTTAAGTCATCATCTGCTATTGGTTGCGTGCTTAGGATTCCAAGCACGGTTAAAATAATAATCGGTATACCTGCAAGAGTCAAGGCTATCAAGGTCTGCACCCGCACTCTTCCATTGGAATAAGGCAGTCCCCGCATAGGTTGTGCTTATTGCTGTCGCAATAAAAGAAAGTTTCATCTGTCTCGTTATCGCAATTTAAGGCGTGGCATATAGGCATTAGAGTCCCCCTTCATAACACTCTGTAATTGTTCCCCAACAGTAGCCAGTTAAGCCCTGCCCCGTGTAGTTAATATGTCCTGCGATATAGATAACCAATAGCGCCCAGATTAAAATTGCTACGGCTCGCACTCGCTTGCCTCGTTTAGTTAGTTTCATTTGTTTACCTTTCTTAAGACATAAATCGCTTGCTTGCGTATAGGCTTTTCAATCCAGCCCTTTTCTTTTGTCCAGTAATATCTAAACTCCACCTTTTCAGGCTTTAGTTCTGTCCATTCTAGTTTCATTTCATTTCTCCTGTCTTAAGTCGTTAGTCTTACCCGTAAATTACTTTGCCGAACATTGCAACTTGTAGCACCGCGTCACCGCAAATGCTGTCGTAATCATCAAGGTCAAACAAATCCATATTGACTAATTTGTTTGCGATTGGTAGAGCGTTGGCTAGGTCTTCAATGCCTAGAACTTTTTCTATTTTGTTCTCATCATCGTCAATGCCAACAATTTTAATCTGTCCGATTGTCTCCCAGTCTGCCTCGCCTAAGAACTCCGCCTCAGGGAACCACTCACCCCGTCCGAATGAAAAAGGGCTAGAGCCAAAGACAGTAGACCATAGTTCTTTATCGTCAATCTCAAAAGAAATCTTAGCCATTATGCACCTGTCTCTTCTGTCTTAAGTCCGATATAATGTTTGGCTATCTGGTCAAAGGTCCAAGAACCCCAGCCATTTAGTAGTTGAGATATGAGTAAGGCTCCCGCTTCGTGACCCAGTTCGTTTTCGCGTTCTGCAACCTCGGAAATGTAAGTCTCAAATTCATTTCTTAAAACATCGGACAAGCCCGAAACATTCTTCGCGTTTGTTTCTTCCTTGTCCATAACTTCGCGGTAAGCCTGTTCCGTGTTGTCTATTACTAGCGTGTAATCACTTACGAATTGCAGAAGTGCGGGCGTGTTTATAGTTTCCATTTACTTGCTCCAGCCTGTTAGTAGTTGGTCAGTTATGCAGTTGGAACAAGCGAGAACCTCGCGCCCGTCCTTGTTCACATTGAATAGGTTTCTTTTCTTCTCGCATAAATTGCACTTGCTTTTCATTCCGTGCCTCCTGTTGTAGTTGTTGGTCTTGCGTGCCTCAGTATGTCGTGAACATTCGCCCTCTGTCAAGGGTCTGAGGCTGCGAGTCTAGCCCGCAATTTCTTTCTGTCTTAAGACTTCAATCCTCACCATAGGCGCAAGATGGACGGTAGCAATAGTCCACCTTTGCCCCTTGTATTTTGGTTTCAACTTGTCGCCCGCAGTTCTCGCAAATTGCGCTCACTTGTGCGCCTCCAATGTCTCGCCCCACTTCTTGAATCGCTTATATTCGGCAGGTTTGACGCTAATGGTTGGCGTTTCCCCGTCATCATAGCCCGCAATTGCTGCGTGTCCTTGGTAGCCTTCCTCAATCCAGCCCAGCACTTGCCCGCTTGCGCTTACTCTTAGCCAACCCCTGCGAGGGTTGCCGTTTGTGTCGTTGATAGTTGCGATTCTTACTAGCATTTATTTCCTCCGTCTTAAGTCATAAGAAGAACTCTTCCTCTTATGTCGTGCCCCGCTTCTCATTGAAGAGACACGCCCTAGGCGGGCGGGGCTGTCAAGCATTGCGGGGGATTTATTCCCCGCCTTCTTCCTCTTCTTCTATGATGAATTGAGATTGACATTCTAGGCAGAATGGCTTGCAGTTGTTGTAGGTCTTAAGACTTAGGCGAATCTTTTCACCGCACCC